TCATCTAGCGGCTTAGGATTAGATTTTTGTCTTGGCAATGTATTAAAATATGCGTCAAGATATGGCAAAAAGAATGGAGCTAATAAGGAAGATTTAATGAAAATTATGCATTATACTTTATTAGCAATGAATGAACATGACTTAAAGGAAAATAATGGCGAAGAGAATTGACTTACGTGGTTTAAAAGTAAGACATGCAATTGACAGAAGAATGATAAGAGATTGCATAAGGAATTATGGAGACTTTGAATTAAATGAAGATACAGTAGTTCTCGATTTAGGATGTAATGTTGGTGGATTCCAATATTGGTTAAAAGATTCTCCAATAAAACAATACATAGGTATTGATGCCTTTGAAGATAATATAAGATTTTATCGAGAAAATAATTTACCTGATAGGTCTAATTTCGAAATATTTCATGGGGCTGCAACTACATCTGATGATGATACACATTCATTTTGGATTAGAGAGGATGCAGAACTGGGTAGTAGCAATGGTCAATCAAATCCAAGTAAACGTCAAAAGGTTTTGAGAAATCAAGAAGTGGTAGTACCAAACTTTAATATCGATAAATTGATTGAAAAATATAAGCCAACAATTTTAAAAATGGATATTAAAGGCACTGAAATGTTATGGCTTGAAAAGAATGAAGGCATAATGCCGTCATGTGTTAAACAATGGTTTGGTGAAATTTATACTAAAAGAGGTTCAATTGATTATGACAAATTATATTGGCCTATACAAAAAGAACAAGGTTTTGATGTAACTTTCCTATTTCCAACAGAAAAATTTATTGGAATGGGAGATTGGTATAGTTTACCAAATTTAGGCAAAGTTGATGTTAATGCACAACTTTATGATTTAAATATTTTAATTAGTAGGAGTACTATATAATGAAACTTAGTAATGAAATAAAAGAAGTATTGAGCAACTTCCAAACGATTAATAGTAACATTGCTCTTGGTGAAGATGGTATGATACGTTCAATGTCTACCTCAAAAACTCTTATGGCAAAATCCAATGTTATGCCTGAAGCACCATACGAATGGCCATATCAATTTGGCATTTATGACTTAGGTGAATTCTTAAGTTGTTTAAATATGTTCGATGACCCAACATTATCATTTGATGAAAGTGAAAAATTTGTTAGAATTACAGATGGTATTACAACATTTAAATATCATTTTAGTGATATTAGTAGCTTAACAGTTCCAACAAATGATATTACTTTACCATGCGAAGACTTAATTTTTACACTTACGCATGATGAACTATCACAACTACGTAAAGCTTCTGCTACACTTAAAGCTAATCAACTTTGTGTACGTAAAAATGACAGTGCAGCTTTTATTGAGTGTGTAGTTCTTGATAAACAGAATCCAACGTCTAATGAATATACATTAAACGTATCTAATTGCAGTATAAATACTACTGCAGAGTTTGATTTTGTATTTGATATAAACAATTTCAAATTCAAACCATCCGATGAATATATCTTCGGAATTGACAAGAAGCAAGTAGCTTCTGTAAAAGCTGGCAACACCAATTATTGGGTTGCTCTTGATAAAACAACAAAATACAAGGAATAACTTATTATGGCAAAGAAAGAAACAAAGTTTAATGAAGAATTAGCTGATGCAGTAGATAATCCTGTTCCTGCGGCACCGCCGGCAGGTGATGGATTAAACGTTAGCGATATTCGTGCATGCGTTACAATCATTGATATTGTAACTAAACGCGGTGCATTTGAAGGTGCTGAACTAGCAGATGTTGGTGCAGTACGTAATCGTTTATCTAATTTTCTAAATGCTGCAGCTGCGGCACAGGAAGCTCAAGCTCTGCAACTGAAGCCCCTACTGAAGATGAAGTAGAAGCTTAAATTTTAATTATATTATGAGGTGTTTGTGGAAGAATTTTTATTTGTAGAAAAGTATCGCCCAAAAACTATTGAAGAATGTATTCTCCCTAATGGATTAAAAGATACATTTCAAGAGATAGTTCAAAAAGGTGAATTACCCAATATGATGTTCACTGGTTCGGCTGGAGTTGGAAAGACTACAGTCGCCAGAGCATTATGTAATGAAATGGGTTTAGATTATATGATTATTAATGGGTCTGAAGATGGAAACATTGATACTCTTCGTGGTAAAATTAAACAATTCGCAAGCACTATATCATTACAAGGTGGACAAAAGGTAGTCATTCTCGATGAAGCTGATTACCTCAATCCCCAATCTACACAACCTGCATTACGTGGATTTATTGAAGAATATTCAACAAATTGTAGGTTTATATTAACATGTAATTTTAAGAATCGTATTATAGACCCTCTTCATTCAAGATGTTCTATATATGAATTCAACATTGGAAACAAAAGTAAGATGGCGGCTGCTTTCATGCAACGTCTTCAATTTATTCTTGATTCTGAAAACATTACATACGAAAATCAGGTTCTTGCTGAACTGATTATGAAATACATTCCTGATTGGAGACGTGTCATTAATGAGTGTCAAAGATATGGAATGAGTGGTACCATTGATACCGGCATTCTTGTTACTCTATCTGAGTCAAGTGTGAAGGAATTAATGAGCGATCTTAAAGACAAAAACTTTAAGGGTATGCGTAAATGGGTTACAGATAACATGGACGTAGAATCCGCAAAAATATTTAGAATGGTTTATGACAATATGATTGCATATGTCGAACCTACAAGTGTTCCACAATTAGTGCTTATACTTGCTGATTATTCATATAAAGATAGTTTTGTTGCAGATCATGAATTAAACGTAGTGGCATGTATGACAGAAATAATGTCACAAATTAAATTTAAATGATAATATTTTTAGCAATATCTATTCCGATAATAGTAATATTGTTATTAATATTCACATAGGAGACCAAGATGGTTGAACAACTGGCAAGTTATGCATCTATTATTGTCGCATTGGCTATGGTTAATGTGGTGTGGCAATTAGAAAAAGCATCTAAATTATTACACACTATGAGTAGGCTTTTAGCTGAAGCAGTGGACGAACACGAATGAGTCCATTTGAAATAATTAAAGCAATATCCTCTACTAAAGAGAATATATTGGAAAATGAGAAAGACTATAATGGGTTTATGGTTAATCGTGGGTTGTCTTATTTTCCTGATACGGTGATATATGCAAATGAAATGAACAAATACCACCACCTCGATACCCGCCTGCAATTCGATTTTCTTATAAATATTGTTAGGAAGCGGAATCGTTTCTCCAAGTGGAATAAGTCTATTGAATCTGAAAATATCAGTGCTATAAAAAAGTTTTATGGTTATAGCAATGAAAAAGCTCGTGATGTACTTCCGCTTTTAAGTGATGAAAACCTTAAAATAATTAGAGGAAGAATACAACATGGCGGAATTCAACGATGAACTGGTTAATTGGAAACCAGAGATGATGTTAGAAGTAATATTGGCAGAACCAGATGACTTTTTAAAAATACGTGAAACATTAACACGTATTGGAGTAGCTTCTAAAAAGGATGCTAAACTATATCAATCTTGCCATATACTTCATAAACAAGGAAGATATTTTATAACACATTTTAAAGAACTATTCTTGTTAGACGGAAAACCTTCTAACCTAACAGAAAATGATCTTAGACGTAGGAACACAATTGTTAAATTAATGGATGATTGGGGACTACTTGAAACAGTTTCACCAGTAGGTGAAGTTGCAGCTTTAAACCAAATTAAAATAATATCCCATAAAGATAAAGCTGATTGGGAATTATGTCCGAAATATAATATAGGAATTAAATGAAACCTGTATAAATAAACTTGTAGGATGCCGAAAGGGCCTACAATTAACCGTAGTCATGGTGACTACATTTTTATAACCTTGCTATTTAATAGGAGGACAATTATGTCAAACTTAGCATTTAGAAACTTTCCGAGGGATACTTTCCTTGGATTCGAATCACTTTTCAATACATTAGAAGCAATGCCAGCACAAAATCTGGAAGCTGCACGTGGGTCTGGGTACCC